AATATGCACGGTAATGTTATGCATCCTAAAGAAAAGTCTTGGACAAGACATCAAGTTGATCCAGTTGATTTACGTAACTCACCAGATTACACATTGATATATGGTGTTGATGTTAAAGAGGGTTCTTCAGAATGTATTATTGAATATGATAATAACAGAAGAAAAAATAGAACTTGGCATGTACCTATAAAAAATAATAAATTTATAATGTTTCCAGCTACTAATAAATATTCTTTTTCACCTAACACTTCTAATGGCTTAAATATAATTTTAACAATTAATTATGAATATATCTAATTACTATTGGTACTTTGAATCTGTGATACCACCACGAATATGTGATATGATTGTACAATATGGTAAAGCAGAAAAAGAAAGAGAGATCATGGCTATTACCGGTGGCTTTGGTAGAGATAGAGATTTAAATAAAAATCCTCTTAATAAAGATGAAATAAAAAATTTACAAAAGAAAAGAGATTCTAATATTGTTTGGATGAATGATAGGTGGATTTACAAAGAAATACAACCTTATGTTCATATGGCAAATAAAAGTGCAGGTTGGAATTTTGATTGGGATTTTTCAGAATCTTGTCAATTTACAATATATAAAAAAGGTCAGTATTATGATTGGCATTGTGATAGTTGGGATAAGCCATACGTAACACAAGACCAAACAAATGGTAAAATAAGAAAATTATCTGTAACCGTAACGTTAACAGATCCAAAAGAATACAAAGGTGGAGAGTTAGAGTTTGATTTTAGGAA